TGGTGGCGGCTTTACTACTCGCTTAATGAATAAGGCCACTACTCAAGAATTCATAGCCGCTAGTGAATCTAGTATTATGACTGCCGTGTTAAATACGCCTATGCAATTAACGCCGTCTGGTGCAGCAATTACGACAAGCGATGCAATAGGCCAATATACTAGCAAAAAGAGCTTAGAGATTGAGCGCGCCATTACTGATGGTTTTTCAGGGCAAACAAAAGATCAGGTTATAGGCTCAATCAATGACGTTTTCACCGTAGCGGATAGACAGCTCGAAACACTGGTAAGAACAACAACCAATGCCGCAGCTAATGCAGGGCGATTACAGACGCTTGCAAGTAATAGTAAGTTCTTAGATGGCTATGAGTGGATCTCAAAGCTAGATCAGCGTACAACGCTAATATGCGCCTCACGTGATGGCGTGGTATATCCTTTCGACCCATCCAGCCCTATGCCTCCTGCTCATTGGGGGTGCAGGTCGCAAATAGTAGCGAGCATACTACCGGAGTTTGAAGAACCCGACTTACAAGGCGAAAAAGTAGCGCAAGGCGGCAAGGTAACGGCTAACACTACTTACGGCCCGTGGCTAAAAAGACAGCCTACAGCATTTCAAAATGAGGCTTTAGGGCCAGAAAGAGCCTCTCTATTCAGAAATGGCGGTTTAAAAATTGACCGCTTTGTCGATTCAACCGGCAAAGAATACACCATAGACCAGCTAAGGATCTTAGAACCGCAAGCCTTCGAGCGCGCAGGCATTGCATAGTGCATTGTCAAGCTTTTTTTTAATGATATAATGTTTTTATTGAATCGGGGATTCAAGCGTAAATTAATCGGGGATTAAAAATGGCGTTACTATACAAAGCAAAAAAAGCTGAATTTGATAGTTTTGATGATTCGGTAAAGACTCTTTATAAGGCTGACGGTGATGATTTCATACTTGATGTTGATGGTGCAGAAACAGACACTAGCGGCTTGAAGAATAAAATCAGTGAATTGCTAGATGAGAATAAATCATTTAAGCAAAAGCTAAAAGATGAGCAAGAGGCTAAAGCAGCCGAAGCACTAAAACTAGCCACTGACAGCAACAACTTCGAAGAACTTTATAAGTCGTCACAAGGCTTTGTTGAACAGGCTAGAAGCGAACTTGATGCGCTAAAGCTTGGCATATCACGCGAAAAGGCGGCGGCTAAAGCTGTCGAGATAGCAAGCGAGCTGGCAGAAGGTAAGAATGTTAAGTTATTAACGGCCTTTGTTAGCAATAGAATTAAAGTAATTGACGATAAATTAATCGTTTTAGATAGAGATGGTCAGCAAACAGTAGCAACTGCCGATGACCTGAAAAAAGAATTTATAGCCAGTGGTGAGTATGATTCATTATTAACTGGTTCTAAATCGGGTGGTGGCGGTGCTGCTCCTCAAAATCGCGGCGGGGCTGCAAATAAAACTATGCCGCGTGGTGACTTTGATACGCTCGATAACAAAGGGCGTTCAGATTTCATTAAAAGCGGTGGCACTGTAACTAATGATTAAATTTGGAGGCCACAATGGCTAATGTATTAACAGACCTAGCAAGTGACATTTTTGTTGCTGCGGAAGTAGTAGGACGCGAATTAACCGGCGCGTCATCAAGTGTAACAATTAACGCAAACGGTTCAGAACGTGTAGGCTTGGGTGGCGTTGTTCGTTCAGCTTTTACCCGTGATGCAGTAGCGGTTAATGTTGTTCCTAGTATGACCATTCCCGAAGGAACGGATCAAACTGTTGACAATAAAACGGCGACAATCACTAAATCACGCGCGGTGCAAATTCCGTGGGCTGGTGAAGACGTACAAAACGTCAACAACGGCGCTGGATTCTCTACCATTTACGGTAGCCAAATTGCTCAGGCAATGCGTACACTGTCTAATGAAGTAGAGGTCGACTTGTGTACTGAAATATACCAGAACGCCTCTCGCGCAGTTGGTACGGCAGCAACTACACCGTTTGCATCAAACTTTGATCTTGTCGCTGAATCGCGTCAAATTCTAGTTGATAACGGTTGTCCTGTTGACCAAATCACCATGGTTATGAACACGTTAGCCGGAACAAAATTGCGTAACCTTGCTCAATTACAAAAAGCTAACGAAAGCAACTCTGATGCGTTATTGCGCCAAGGTGTTTTACTTGATTTGCAAGGTATCGGCCTTAAAGAGTCAGCGCAAATTCAAAGCCATACCAAAGGAACAGGCACTAGCTACACGTCTGACACTGCCGGTTATGCTATAGGCGCAACTGAGATCACTTTGATTACAGGTAGTGGAACTGTTGTTGCTGGTGACGTTGTGACGTTTGCAGGCGATGCTAATAAGTATGTTGTAGCTAGTGGTGCTCCTGGTGGGCTTACTTTAGCCGCTCCGGGCTTACGTGCTGCACTTCCTGCCTCTGCCGTAGCGATGACTGTAGGCGCAAGCTATACAGGTAACATCGTGTTCCGCCGTAGTGCTGTTGAGTTAATCATGCGCCCACCTGCCTTACCACAGGGCGGTGATGTTGCTGACGATAGTATGATAGTTCAAGACCCATCAAGCGGCCTTGTGTTTGAAATACGCTCATACAAAGGCTATAAAAAGGCAATGCTTGAGGTATCTCTAGCATGGGGCGTTAAGGCTTGGGAGCCTAAGCATATTGCCGGTATTTTAGGTTAATATCTTGGTGTGATGAATGACAAAGGGGTTGTAATGGCCCCTTTTTTTTATTTTTGGAGAAAGCAATGATTATTCCAACAATTAAAGTTAAAACTAAAGATAGCTATATGATAATCAATGAGTGTGATTTTGTTGATGGCGTTCATGTTCGATTTGGCGAAAGCGCACCAATTAAAGAAAGCGTGGCTATTGAAGAAAGGCCAGCTAAGAAAGCTAAGGCCGTAAAAGGCAAAAGCTAATGGCCCGCTTAATTCTCGGCTTACCTCTTGATCTACTAGACGGCGTTACACAAGACGCTGACGGGGAGAATTTCGAGGGCGCATCTTTACGGGTTCAAGGCGCGGCGGCTAATTTGCCTGACGTATCTGCATACGGCGAAGCTGTAACAGTTCCAATAACACCAAGAATTCAAGCCTTGCCCATATATGGTCGTATTAGCAAGATTAACAGCGTTAATATAGGCACAGGCGCGGCAACTGTAGAAAACAGCCTTTTTTCATGCTCAACAGGTACGACAGCCGGAAGTGTAGCAACAATATTCACACGGCGCGCTGTAGGGTTTAGAGCTGGACAGGGGACGGTTGGCATTGGCTCGGCCTCTTTTACTGCAGGCCAAACAGGCACAGGGAGACAATCAGCCGGGTTGCAAAACGGTAGCGATGATATTTCATTTGGCTACACCCCGTCTTTGTCTAGTGAGTTCGGCATTAGTTACAGGGCTAGAGGATTACAAGAGATACGGCGCATTGATATAACAGCCGCGTCAACTTCCACGGGCAACGTAACAGTAACACTAAATAACACAGCTTACGTTGTTGCGCTAACCTCAACCGGAAGTATTGCAAAAAATGCTGATGACATTGCTGAGGCGATTAATTCAACACCTGGTACATTGTGGAGGGCTTACGCTGCCAATGGTGATGTAATCGCGTACTACGTTCTAACGTCAGGTGCTACCGGCACATATTCATACAATGCAGGAACAACGGGAAGCGCCGCCACCATTACTCAATTAGTAGCAGGGCAAGCTGCAACGGCTGCATTTTTCCCGCAAAGTGCATGGAATGGTTTACCACAACCAAACCTAGACCCAACAAAGATTAATGAGTATAAAATACAGGTTGGCGGTGAGGATGTTTCTTTTTTTATTAAATCTATTGATAGCGGAAAATTTGAGCTAGTACACCGTTATATCCATGCCAATACGTCAAACCTGCCAATGTTTAATAATCCGTCGTTTCGATGGTCTTGGGTTGCATCAAATGGCAACACTACTGATGACATTGACTGTGTTGGTGATTCGTGCATGATTGGTGTGCAGGGTATTATTGGCGACCCTGCCGGTACGGGTGGCCTGTCGTTTACTCGTGAGGTAACAACTGCTGAAACTGTCATTCTATCAATAGAGAACAGGCATACACTAGGCGGCAAAGTAAACTTAGGTAATATCTATCTAAACGAATTAGAGACTTTTATTGATTCGGCTAAAGGCGGTGTTTTCACTGTATATAAAAGCTCAACATTAGATGGCAATTATGACTTTCAATATTTTGATGAGACAAACTCCATAGCTATTACTGACACCGTATCAGAGGCTCAAACGGGCGGTAATAGTGTTGCATCTTCTTTATCTCGAAGGTCTGGCAGTAATATTGATTTAGCCAAGCTTAACGTGGTTTTATTGCCCGGCGAAAGATTGACGATAACGGCAAAAGTAAACAGCGGCGCTGAGGCTGATGCAACCGCTGTTTTAACATGGCAAGAAGATTAACAAAATCCAGTAGGTGTTTAAATGGCAACAATAATTGTTGAAGATGGAACAGGTAAAACAAACTCTAATAGCTATATAAGCGAAGCAGATTTTTCAACATGGCTGGCAGATCGTGGCATAACGCTAACAGGTGATGCTGGTGAGCTTCTTATCAAAGCCAATGACTATTTAGAAACGCTTGTTTTTATCGGCAATAAATACAGCGAGGCGCAAGCCCTACAATGGCCTCGTTATAACGTGCATGTTGACGGTTTCTATATTGAGCCAGCCACAATACCAAAAGACCTCAAGACGGCACAAATGCAGTTTGCCGTGTCGATTAATGCCGGTGTTGATCCATTGGCGACTATCGGGCGCGCCACTAAAAAAGTGAAGCTGGATGTAATGGAGATTGAATATATGGACAACGCATCATCGCAACCGTTTATTACGGCAGGCAATGCGGCATTATCTAAACTTCTCGCAGGTGGCGGACTGAATTTCAAAGTGAGTCGCGGTTAATGGCTACAATATACGAAAAAATGCAGGCACTAGCGCCGAAATTGTTGGCAACATTTGGCAATCCTGTACAAATTGATTGGCAAAGAAAAACCTTAACGCCTGACGGCATGGGTGGCAATAGTGAGGCATGGGCTAGCATGGGGTTTCTCAATGCTGCCGTATTGCCAAAGACCACCACAAGCCAGCCGCTAGAGGCTGACAGATTACAGCCGGAAGTCGTTGAAGTTGTTTTTATAACATACGCTGATGCTTTAAACATTACCGGCTTAGATCGTTTTGTTTTCAGCGGTCGTGAATTTGCTATAATTGGAAACCCTATTAATGTTGGTGAAGCTAACGCGGTCATAAAGTTTATATGTAAAGAGGGGTTGCCAACATGACCGGCATACAGGTAACCGGATTGGAAAAGCTGGGAAACGCACTTGATATGTACAGCGCCAGAAGTAGCGCGGCTATTTCTGATGTCATAAAATTAACAGCGTTAGCCATTGAGGCTGATGCGATTAAATCAATACAGCGCGGCCAGAAAACAGGCGTTATTTACAAA